TGAGGAGTGATCACTCATACAGTCTGATATTATCAGCACGCTTCAAGGTTTCACTCACATACTGGGTGGAACCTTTTTTATATTCCATCATATCTTCAAGGTCATCTATCACGACTGGAATATATGATTGTTTAAGTAAAAATATATTTCTTTTTTTCTCCTGAAGATTTTCTTCATATTCATAGTTAGTCACCTCTCTTGCCATGTTATTGGCGGTGATAACTTGATTAAGTTTTCCATCATAATATTGAACACCGAAGTCAGAAGGAACCTCAAGACCCTCTTTTACAATGGTCACTCCAATACTATTTTTTACTTCAAGACTTTCGTAGTGATGAATACCATTGAATAATGTGTCATAACTACCATACTTCGCTAGACAATATCTATCAAAGTCCAATTGAGATAATGGCCATTCGGTTTGTACGTTTACAATATTGTTTGATGTAAGAACAATCCAATCAAGGGTGGAATCATTATACACCTGTGCTGCTACATTATCTGGTCTATCATCACCTTGTATTTGATACTTAGTGAAGAATGCTAAATCTTGAAAAATGTCATCACGAATAATCCCCTTCTTAAATAAATTCTTTACAGTAATATAATCCGATATCTTTGCATCAGGAAGTCTGCTAACATATTCAAAGTCAGGAAGTCTAGAAAAATAGTTTGACATTTTAGAATCCTATCTCCGAATAACCTGAACCATTACCCATCTCAGCTAATGTATCAGCAAACAAGAATCCAGGGAAGTCATCACCAGTCAGTGTAGTATCATAATCTCTGGAGAGAACTGGATCAAGTTCAGTAAACTGCATGGTAACCCTGTATCCGTGCATCACGCCGTCTGGGAATGTTGCATATGTCCCTTGGGGGGTGTAATCAACATTAAGAGATCTTAGAGCACAATCTTTGAACTTATTTATCTTCGTATGTTCCATTCCCCGATGCATATATTTTAGCTGAAAAATCCTTGGAGACTTGAGGAAAAACTGACCATCGGTGGTCTGGGCAACCATTGATCTTTTGAATAGATTGATTATACCAATAACCTGATCAGCTTCTGGTCTACTTCTCGGAAGAAAGAGATATGTGAAAGAAAAGTTTCTAAGAGTTGGATTGTTGAATAATAACTCAAGGTTTGGATTGAGTATCCGACCACCAAATCTTGATTGAATGGAATTAACTGTTTGGTTTCCTGCAAAAGATCCGAGTGCAGACTTCGCGGCGTAAGATCCTATCAATCCAGTTACACTCCCCTCAGCATTATTAGCGGTAAGTCCTTGTACCATGTTGCTCAAAGTACCACCTTTCATTGAACCCACTGCTTTCCCGTCGTCATCTTTCTGCACTGCGTTTAAAAACGTTTGTAAAGCAGCACCTTGAAGGAAGTTAAGTGAGTTGTTTTGATAATCAACTATTGTTTGATCACTCGCTCCCCCAATAATAGGTAGAGTTACAAAGTCTGCTTTGCCACTTATTCTTGAACTTGCAGCATTTTGGACGCCACCTTTAAACTTTCTAGGCAGTCTATTGAATATTTTTATTTGCAAAGTGTCTTGATCAGTCTCATCTATATCAAGCGGATATCTAAATGATGATGGTTGTTGAGGAGGGGATTGAAAACCTGGTCGGGGGGTTGTCGTTTCGTCGGCATTAAGTTGATTGTTTTTCTTAGATGGTTCTAAGTTAGCTCTCTGATTTTCTGGGACACCTGCAGATTCAGGACCAGTAGATTGCCAAGCTTGCTCTTTTACATTTTTGTAAAGTTCAGATTGCCTCGTATTGTTAGCACCGTTCTGATTTAACTCATTTGAAAACTCAGCTGGTGCCACACCATCCATTGTTGGATACTCAGGATCAGAAAATCTATATTTGCTTTCTCCATCTTTTAATATCGCAGCTGGTTGCCAGTTATCTTCTTTAATAATATAAACAACTCTATCTCCACCTATCACTTTACCAGAAGAATCTTGCTTTGGATAAATGACTGATCTGTGATATACTTTAGTGCCATACTCTGGTGTTCCAGGTTGCCCTAAGACAGGATCATATCCATCTTTTCTTCCAACAAATGTGCTGGATGTTTTTGATACGATTGCACCAGATTGAAACTGTGCCGCACCACTTTTTACTTCACTTGCACTGCCAGTTTTAAATGGCACACTCTTCCATCCAAATAGTGGTTCTTTTAAATCATCTAATAGATCAGATGCTGTTGCCATTATAGTTTTTTATCTATTTAGTGATAAACTTTCCATAATTTACAGACAGTAAGTCATCAAGTTCCTCTCTCTTGACGATATAAACTTGACCTACAATCTCTCCCCAAGTATATTGTCTAGTCTCCCTATGATGAAAGTTTGTTCCACGGAATCCCCAAGCAAATAAATCAGTGACTGCTACTAGAGGATGTTGATCATATCTTAAGTTAGGAGTCTTAGCATTGTATACGAAAGTACAGAGTGTTCCAACATCTGGAATCGGTGTCACCGTATCGCTGAGTGCTTCCATGATGAACATCATTTGTTGTTCCTGATCCATGGTCTCACCATTAAGAATATCCAGGATCGGTTCGATGCGGTTCATTTGATTCCGAGTTCTCTCTCTGTTATGATCTTAAACTCTATTCTACGATCAGCACAATACTCTTGTGCTGCTTTCCACTTCGCTTGATTGACTGCGTAGGTTTTGCACTCATAGATATATGATTTTGTCACTCTTGACTTTTTCTTTGGTGGTGCAGTCTGTTTCTCTGGTTTGACTTCAACAACATAGGTTTTGATCTTACCAGTAGACTCCTTTACCTTGATTAGAAAGTCAGGAAAATATCTATGAACTCTATTATCAATAGGAGAGATGTATGGAATACAAAACTCTTCGGATCCCCATGCTAAAATGTTTTCGTTGAGGTCACACCACCTACAAAACTTGCGTTCCCAACTACTTCGGCATATAATATTACTTGCATCACCCTTATATTTCCTTGGATGCGAAGGTTTGTATTTACTTTTAATACTTTCTCCCATACATAATATATAAGGTTAAAAACTATTTAGATGCTTAAAGCAACATCGATAGATAAAATAAAAGCAAATGTATTAAGACCTGCACTTACATCGCAGTTTCTTGTGTATGTTCCTAAACCTAATGATAGGGATATAAGACGACAACTTGATGGTATCTTAGGTGGTGAAACGGGGCAAGAAAAACTGATGCTAAACTGTTGTGAGGCAAGTTTACCGGGGTCACAGTTTGCCACTTCGGAAAGTAATGATGATCATACTGGTGTCACTGAAAGACATGCTTACAGAAGGATTTTTGATAATAGGATCGATCTGACCTTCTACGTCGATGCTGAAGATTATTTGCCAATAAAATACTTTGAAGTATGGATGAATATGATTTCGGGCGAAGATCTTGCCAGTGCTGATATTAAAAGTAACACTTATAACTACAGATTTAGATATCCAGATGATTATGTATCCGATAATCTCACTGTATTGAAGTTTGAAAGAGACATAATCACACAAAAGAGAAGATCAAATCCACTTGAGGATATTATTAACGTTGTTGCAGGCACAGATTTTGGAACGACCCAAAACATTCCTTCTGGTAGATCAATACAGTATCAGTTCCTTAGATCATTCCCTATCGCGGTGAACTCGATGCCAGTGTCTTACGAAACATCGCAACTTTTAAAATGCACTGTGTCAATGGCATACACTAGATATAGCTTAAACAATGTGAGTTTGAATAATCTCCCACAAGCAAGAACTTTAAATAGAGGTTTGCCCAGTCTTGAAGATGGTCTTGGGTCTTTCTCAAATCCTAACTCAATATTGAGTAGAGCAGCTGAAGCTGTCGCTCCTGCTGGGGTAGATTTAGCAGACTTCTTGAGATAACCATAAATAATCACACTGAAAAACTCTTCGGGACATTATGCCTTTACCAAAGATTGCTACGCCAACTTATGAACTTGAGTTGCCATCTACAGGAGAAACAGTTCAATATCGACCATTCTTAGTTAAAGAAGAAAAACTTCTTGTCATTGCACTTGAGAGTGATGATACCAAACAGATTACAACTGCCATCAAAGCAGTGATCAAAAGTTGTGTGCTCACAAAGGGTATTAAGGTTGAACAACTTCCAACCTTTGATATCGAATATCTCTTCTTGAACATTAGAGGTAAGTCAGTTGGTGAGGACATTGAAGTAAACGTAATCTGTCCTGATGACTTAGAGACAGAGGTAAAAATCAATATCAACTTGGATGACATTCAAGTACAAAAGAGTGATGATCATACTGATAAGATCAAACTTGATGATAGTATTATGATGCAGATGAAGTATCCATCTTTGGATCAGTTCATTAAGAATAACTTTGAAATCGATGACAAGAACATGATGGATCAATCGTTTGATCTTATTGCATCATGTGTTGATAAGATTTTTACTGAAGATGAGGTTTGGGCAGCGGCGGACTGCACTAAGAAAGAAATGACAGACTTCTTAGAGCAGATGAATTCTTCACAGTTTAAACAGATTGAATCTTTCTTTGAGACAATGCCTAAGTTGTCTCACTCTGTCAAAGTCAAGAATCCAAAAACCAAAAAAGAGAGCGAGGTCGTGCTGGAGGGCTTGGCGTCTTTTTTCGCATAGGCATGGTTCACATGAACCTTGAGACCTACTTTAATCTCAACTTTTCTTTGATGCAATATCATAAATATTCATTAACAGAAATAGAAAACATGATGCCCTGGGAAAGGGATATCTATGTTCAAATGTTAATGAATCATCTTGAAGAAGAAAAATTAAAGCAGCAGCAAGCGAATGCCTTCCGATGAAACTATCACTAATCCATTGAATCCCAGAAGGCGTCGTAT